ATGCACGCGCGAGGATGGCTCGGCGGGCCTGTCGCAGACTCGGCTTGAGGCGGAACGCTTCAAGCGACAACGGTTTGCGGAGGAGCGAGCCGAGTCAGGACGGCGCGGAGCAGCGGCGAAATGGCATGGCAGAGCCAATGGCACAGCCAATGGCTCGGCGATGGCAAGCCACAACCACAACCAAAAGAAGACATCAAGTGTGGGTTCCACGACCCGCGCGCGCGAGGCAGCGCCAGCGCCCGAGGGGGCTGGCTTGCCTCTACCGAGGCTCTCCGCTCCCGATGAGGACGCGGCGTCTGCCGAGCGCACCCGAGCGTTCATCGCCGCCTACCGCAAACGAGGCACCGCGTGAACGCCGTCCTCCTCCGGTGGCCCGACGCGGCGCTCTCGCCGAACGGGCGCGTCCACTACATGGTCAGGCACAAGGCCGTCCACCACTACCGCGCACTCGCCAGTTATCAGGCACGCGGTCAGAAACGGCTTGCCAAGCCTGTCTGCGCCATTCTCCCGCTCGTGGCTACCCGAAGGCGTCGAGACCTCGACAATGTCTTGGCGAGCCTGAAATCGGCCTTGGATGGGCTGACAGACGCAGGATGGTGGGCGGACGATCACGACATCGTCGGGTACCACATGGTTCCCGAGGTCTACCACAAGTTATGGGGCGAGAACAAGATCCTGATCACGGCCTGCGAGGAAGAGGAACTTCCGACCATGCAGCGCCTGATCGAGAGCCTGCGGCTGTGCGTCAGAGACGGCACGCCGCACGCAGGTCTATCCGATGTCCTTGCAGTCGCAGGCGTCACAGGTATACCGCTATGACCTTCCCCTGCACAAGGTGTGGCGCTTGCTGCCGCCGCGTCGGCCAGTCTCCGATGACCAAGCATCTTGCAGGCGCTGACGGCCGATGCGTCCACCTCACCACCGACAATGCCTGCGCGATCTACGACAGCAGGCCCGACATCTGCCGCGTTGACCTGATGCTCGATCGCATGGGATTCGATCCCATCGACGGGTACCGCGCCACGGCCGAACTGTGCAACCAATGGATGCGCGACGATGGAATGACCAACTTCGTCACGCTCACCATCAACGAGACAGGCCGCCCATGAGGCGGCCTGTTCTGTTCCCTGAGCATTGAGTTGGGTGCTGCGGAACGGGTTCCCTTGAAACGCGAACGCCACCCGATCGGCTAGGTGGCGTCCACGCTGGGGGAAAAGATGAACGGAGTCTATGCCATGTCAGTCAGGAGTCAAGCGATTGCTCGCGCGAATCACTCGTTTCATCGCGCGCTCGCGCACCTCGCGCAGCCGTTCACGCTGCTCAGGCGTCGCCTCCTTCATCCGCTGATTGACTTCGCGCAACTTCTTATCGGCAGCGGTTACCACCTTGCCGATGGCGATGTTGGTGCGATCGATCCCGCGCTCGCGGATGCCCTGCTTGACATCGAGCGGGACATCGGGATCCGTCAGCGCCTCCGCCCTGTTGATGTCGGGCATGGTGCGGGCCGCGATCGCGTTGTAACGCTCCGAGAGGGAGCGCGTGTCGCTGCGGGCATCACCAGCGAACGAGCGCAGCATCGGTATGTCCGACAGTTCCGTCGGCTCGGCGCTGACGGCCATCTTCGCGAGACGATCGACCGTGCGGCCAGCACCCGAGAGGTAGTAGCCCACGAGGTACTGCATGGTGTTCGGCGACATGTCGATCATGCCGCTTTCGAACATGTCGCCGCCCGTCGCGTCGTTCAGGATTCGGGCTGGCTCCGTGTAGAACTCGGGGGTTCCCGTGAAGTAACTGTATGCGTCCGCCTTCTCCTGCTTGCCGAAGGACTTCGGGTAGATGGGGCGGCCCATCCAGTTCTGATTCAGCGCCAACTCCATCGCGGGGCGGGCCATCGTCGGTACGAACGCGGCCACGACGGACCCGATTCCCTGCTTGATGCCGCTGCCGCCGAATGGGTTGAACGAGTTCAGCGAGTCAGCGATCATGCCAGCGACGGCGTCGCCTGCGGTAGCCTTTCCGAGCGCCGCGTCGGCCATGCGCACGCCTGCCGAGTAGAAGGTCGAGTACCCGTAAGGCAGCGGGATCTTGATGTACTTGCCGCTTCCGAACGGATCCATCAGGATGATGTTCGATGCCTTCTCGTAGTCGGGGATGTTGTCCCACACATCGCCTTCGGTCTCTTCGTCCTCGCCACCGAGCGCGCGTCCCATCAGCGCGCTGACAGCGCCGAAGGTCACGAGCGCGGGAGCGATGCCACGGCCACGGGTCATGGCGCGCGCGACATTCACCGAGCCTTGGATGCTCGCGTTCAGGAACATGTAGTAGGTGTTGAGGCCAGCCTTGCGCTTGCCGCCCTTCGCGAAGTCCACCGTGATGTCGCGGGCCGCGAGCGCCGACTGCTCGGCTGACGCGCCCGTGGCGAGCCGCTGTTCGAACTGCGCGAGGCGAGTCGCCGTCTCGGCCGCCGTGAAGAACGCGGGGTACCAGCCGAACAGCGTGCGGGCGAGCGAAGTGTCGTTCGGATCACGACGCGCCACGCGCTCGGCGAGGGCATCGAAGTCCGTGTTCTTCGTCTCAAGGTCGTTCGGACGCCAGTACAACTGGTCGCCGCCCGCCTCGACGAACCGACGGTACATGCCCGTCGGGTTGTTTGGGTCGCGCCACGCATCGCGGAACACATTGATGAACGAGCGCGGGTACCTGCGCAGCATCTGCGCCGTGTCGCGCAGGCCGTGCGTGGCGATGTTGTTGATGGCTCCAGCACTCACATCGCGCACCATGTTCACGGGGGCGAAGGTCGGGTTGCCCATGCCCGTCGTGACGAAGCGCCAAGTGTTGTTCACATGGCGCAGACCCTGCGCAAACTGGCTCAACTGCGCGTTCGGCGTGTTGATCGCATCCGCGAGGTGCGCGTTGTTGATGTGGATGACCACGAGGTCGCCGGGTTCGAAGTCCACGCCGTTGATCGTCGTGCGCTGGTTCACATACACGCCGAAGTGGCGTGGGTTGTTCATCCAGTTCGCGTCGTACACGGGGCGGAAGACGCCGTTGACATCGGCCATGCGCGTCGGGTTCGGCGTGACCACCGTAGCCATGCCCGGGTCGTTCACGAGCATCACGAGACGGAGGAAACGCTGCCCGATCTCGTTGCGCGCGACTCGGCGCATCGTGTCCTCGTGGAGGAAGCCGACCTGCGAGGTGACGCCCTCGGCGCGGCTCTCGCGGCCGTACCGCCTCGGCATACCACGGCCCTGCGTGGACATGCCGCGCCCGAACACCTCGCCCGAGTCGAAGTCTTCGAAGTTCTCGTCGAACGGACGCGCTGGCGCTCCGCGCAGCGGCACATAGTGCGTGTAGCGGGTGGTCAGGATGTTGTAGGTCTCGTTGGTGATGAGGCCAGCGTCGCGACGAAGGCGCAGACCCTCGCGCAGCATCTGCCTCCAGTCCTCGGCGATGCGGTTCATGTCTCCGTACCGACCCGAAGCCTGTGCGCGCATGATCACAGCCTGCGCGTCGGCGTTGGTCATGCCCGTGCCGCCGTCAGGGAACCGTGGGTTGTGCGCTGCGATGTAGGCGTTTCCTCCGTTCAGCGCGTGCTGCGCGGTCAGGAACTCGTCCATCTCGTTCAGTTCGATGTTGTGGTCGTGCATGTCGCGCAGGATCGTCGCGTACTCGCGAGTCGCCTGCTGCTGCATCGATCCGAGACGGCCCGACAGCACGCGCAGACCAAGGTACGGGTTCGCGATGTCGGGAAGGCTGCCTCCAAGAGTCTGCTCGGCGATCTCCCCGTACCGACGGAGCGGGTCGTACTGATCGATGAACGCCACGGTGGCCGCATCCGCTCTTCCAGCCAGTCCATCGCGCTGCGAGTAACGCGCTTCGTCGCTGCTGAAGACCTCGGGGTACATGTTGACCACGGCAGGAGGCTGATGGCGCATCGAAGCCCTGATGTCGGACATCGAGGTTCTGAAGCCGACATCGTCGGCAGACGCGCTCTTCACCTGACCCGTGTTCCACACGATGATGCTGCTCAGGTCGCCGAAGATTTCCTTCTTCTTCTCCATCACAAGCCGCTTGTCAACGGTCCCGTCCGTCCTCGGCGCGCTGATCATCCAGTCGGCGAAATCGTATTCCTTGCGCTCCCAGTCCTTCCTGTACTTCTCCTTCGCCTCGGTCTCGATGCCGAACATGCTCGGCTCTTCCATGAAGTCGGATCGAGTCTGACCCTCGATGTAGTTCTGATACCGAATGGCGTCGATGTCGCGCTCGGCAAGCCACTCGCGCAGCCAAATGTTGCAGTCACGCATCTTGGCAGCGTCTGACTCGTCGAAAATGTTCAGCACCGTCGATCCGTTCAGTAACACCTGCCAACCATTCTCATCCGAGTTTGAAGGTGACTTCGCGGACACAGAAGCGTACATGTCAGTCAGAACCTGTCGCTGCTCGCCGATGTCGATCAGGCCGACCTCGCGCATACCCTTCAGTATTCGCTCAGGCTCCCACGAACCCTGATCAGGGATCTCGATCGTCTTGAAAGCACGGGCATACAGCGGGAACATCACGGGAGTGGTGACTGGGTTCTCCTGCCACCTCGTGTTCTGAATCGCGCGTCGGAAGAAGAACGACGCCTGATTGAAGTTGCCGATGTGCAGTCCGAACTGGTTCGGGCTGATGTCGTAGTTCGGCGTTGTCCATTGCCTGCCGCCGCCGTGCCACCACACATCGTTCGGAACGATCCCGTTCAGGGCGTTGTTCCTGTCGAAGTACATCGTGTAGCGTGCGATGGTCGGCTTCGGGAACTTCTGCTCGACCATGCGCTTGTAGAGTTCATACGCCTGCTCGTGCGTCTGTGCGGCGATGTTCTGCCGCGCGAACTCGCGCATGACCTCGTTGTTCTCGGGAACCGACGAGACAACCTGTGGAATCGGGTTCTTTCTCAACGAATCCACGAACGCAGTCGCGAACGCATCGAGAGCATCCTCGTTCGGCATGTCTCGGAGCGACATCCGCGTGCCGAACTCCTTGGCGAACTCCTCGATCTTGTCCTTGCCCTTCTGACCGACGAGCGCATCGTCGTACCACGGGGTCTGACGGTCGGAACCACTCACCGAGTCGGTCGTGACTCGGAACTGCGGCTTCTTCGTCTTCGGAGCCTTCTTCCAGTTGAGTCCAGCCCAGTCGAAGTCTGTTACCGCCGTGATGAACTTGTCGAAGTTCTTCGGCGTCATCATGTAGGTGTTGCCGTTGATCTCGTACTTGTACTTGCGAACGAGATCACCGTTCTCCGAGACGAACCCGTACTCGGCGTTGAAGGCGTAGGTGTCGTACCGTCCTTCCTTCGCCCACACGCCCTCAATGCGATCCTCTCCGCGAGAGATCATCTCGATGAGGCCGTCGAGCGTCTTGTGGCTGGCCTCCTGACCCGAAGCGCCCGTCCAGTTCAGCCAATGCTCCGCGCCATGATGCGCGTAGGGGATGAGGTCGGGACGCTTCTTGATGATCTCGGAGAACACCACATTCGGATCGATCGCGCGCTCGGTCGCCTCGTAGTAGGCGATGCCGCGAGCGCCATCGAACATGCTGGCAAGACCACCAGCCTTCACGGGTGCGATCGTGACCTTGTACTTCGATGAGTCGAGGTATCCCTTGTCGATCAGCCGAGACAGGAAGTCCTTGCGGAACTCGGGAGCGTTCTCCATCGAGCCATAACGCTTGATCGCGGCGGCGCGACGCTCGGCAACCAAGTTGCGGCCCTCTCCCTTCATCGGCTCCGTCTTTGCCTTCTCGTCCTCGATCGCAGCCTTGTATGCCTCGGCGAACTCCTCGGATGTTCCATCATCAGGGTTCCACTCGATCGGCATCTCGACATAGCCAGTCACGGTGTTCTCGACGATCACCTCGTAGCCGATCGTGAATCCGTCGTAGGCGTTCGGATACCTGCCGTCGCGGTTGTAGTGATCTCCGATGCGCACGCGGTCGTTGACGGAGATGTCCGTCTTGCCAGCGACGAGGCACGCGAACGAAACGACCTTGTTGTCGATGCCGAGAGACTCGCCGATGCTCGCGAAGATGCGTCGCACCTGCTTGCCCGAGACATTCGGGTCGCCGATCGCATTGTGGAAGTGCAGCAGGCCAGTCTGCGTCTTCCCGCCGATGGTGACCGTCTTGCCGATGTTCGCGAGGAAGTTGCGTCCGAATGCGTTCGCGTTGTGCTTCGCGCCCGAGCCGGGGCTTTCGCTCTCGTAGATGGTCTTGCCATTCTTGTCCGTCGCGATGGTCCCGTCGCTCTTGATGCGCGGGTACTTCATCACATCGAACAACTCCTCGATGAACTGCTTCCACTCCGCGTTGTGCTTCTTCGGCTCCCAAGCAGAGTTGACCGCGATGTCCACGAAGTCGCCGTATGTGCGGCCGTTCTTCGCTCGGAAGTTCACGATGTCGAGGAACAGGCTCTCCTGAATGTACGGAGAAACTCCGCGCGACAGGAAGCCCCACATCGCGAGCGCGACGGTGTGCTTGGGCTGCACCTTGCCAGCCGCGTAGAGCGCACGCAGGCGCTGCGCCATCTCAAGCCCGTGGATGGCATCGTCGATCATCTTGTGCGTGAGGCGTCCGCCGTCCTCGCGCAGTTGCATGTCGGCCTTCATGCCCGCGAAGTTGTCGCGCATCCGCTCGATCAGATGCGAAGGAGAAATCGGAATCGTCCGCTCGCCGTACATGTCGGCGAGGAAACGCTGGTACGACTGCTCCGACTCAAACGGATTCGGATGCCGCGCGAGCAGCGCATCGACCTCCCTGAACGAGTCCTCGGCATTCTCTGCGGTAGTCGTGGCTGGGATCTTCGACCCAGCCTCGATCTTCTGCATGTTGCCTTCGTACCGCGTCAGGAACCTTGGGTCGAGTCCATGCTTTCGCTCGGTGGCGCGCTTGGCGAGTTCTTCGATGATCGCGTTCGCGACCGCTGGGCCTTCTTGGGGGCCAGCGACTCGTTCAGCCCATCCTGCGATGTCGAGTTGGAATCCTTCGTCTTGAAGCCCTTCGGCGACTGTGGCAGCAGGCTGGACCCATAGATCCCAGCCGCCCACCACGGATTCTCCACGATCTTCACGCCCTGCTCCTCGCAGACCTTCTGAAATACGGCCCAAGACATCGGAATCTCCAATCTGCTTGTAGGTGCTGCGGACCCTAGTCGTTTCGAACGACAGCCCGTGCTGGGCCGCAACCTGCTTGGCTTTCGCGACGAAATCCGCTTCGGTGAGTGGGTTGCCCTCGTATGGAGACCAAACCGCCCAAACGCCACGACCACTTTCGTGCGTGGTGGCTCCGTTCACAGCATTGCCGAGATCGGAGAGTATGCGATCCAGTTGGCGAGCAGCAAGTGGTTCGGTGGAATCCGTGAACAACATCACGGACAAACTCTGCTCTGCGGCAGGAGTCTCCGCCGTCGCAGGGCCAGTAACAATCACGGCCTCCTGAAGCATGAGCGAACCGAGTAGGTGCGCGACCGAGACATTCTGATCGTGGGTCAGCCCATCGATCGAGATGCGCATGGCGCGTTCGTTCCTGCCCGCGAAGTTGCCCTTGACCTCGTCGATGGCCTTCTTCCCGAAGTTGAATGGCACATCGGGAGCGATGCGACTGACGAGCGCGTTCACCTGACCGATGAACTTGCTGTTGTCGAGAAGCACCAGCGCACGCGCGTGAGCGCGGGCGTATGCCTTGGCCTTGGAGAAGGTCTTGTCCTTCTTCATCGCAGGCACGATGATGTGCTTCGACACAAACGGTTGCGCCGTCGGCTCCGCGCTGATGCTGATCTTCGGAGCCTTGTCGATGGCGGCGCGGTCCTTGGCATTGCGACGGGCGATCGCTGCCTGCGCGCGCTTCTGCGCGGCCGCCGCTGCCGCAGCGCGCTTCTCCTCGGCTGTCTTGGCTGGCTTGCGCGTTGCCTTGGCTGGCTTTGCTTTCTCGTCGCGCTTGGAGTATCGAGCGGATGTCGGACTCGTCATCCATGCCACAGGGCGCTCGTCATTGGCAGGCTGCGTGTCCCGCTGTCCATCAACAACAGCACCGCGACCACCATCCACGCGGAACACATCGACAAACGGCTCGCGTGACTGCTGCTCGTACAGTTTTGCCGCCTCACGCGCCTCGTCGAATGTCTTGAACTTCCTTGTGTTGCCGACAATGCGCGATTCGGAACCGAGTCCATCGGAAATCACAGCGTGGTAGAACGGCTCAGAAATCGCATCGCTGCCCGACGCCTGATCGCGGATCGAGTACAGGCCGAGGAACTCGGGCGGCGTGAGAATCGGCTTCTGATCGGCGTAGCCTTCGCCATTCTTCAGCCGATCAAGCCACGGTCCGTATCGGGGGTCTTCCTGACCCCACACCGACCCGTCAGGGTTGCGGCGGTTCGGCCCGTAGTTCACCCACGAGTTCTGCGCACGGGTCTCCGTCGCCATAGCCTGACGGGCAAGCGGCGAGAACATCACCGCGTGCGATCGGTAGGCGTTCTCCTCGCCGCGCGGGCCGAACTGGAAGCCCTCTGCACCGTGGCCGAGGATGTCATGCACGCCACGGAACAGGTCGTTGTAGGTCTGACGGTACGAGTTGCCCTCGCTGTCGAGAACCTCGACGCCAGCGTCCTCCAGCAGCGGGTTCTTGCGAAGCGCCTCTTGGAACGCCTGCGGGTTCGATCCGAACGAGTTCTGCTCCTGCGGGTTGATCGTCTTGTAGTAGAACAGCCGCTTGTTCGTGCGGAGATCCTCGATCATGTCCGCGCTGTCGGCATACGGCTGGCCTTCGCCAGCCCACGGGATCATCTCGTAACCCTTCTCGCGAAGGTAGTTGTACTGGTCGAGCGTCTCGCGGCCGAACTGGCGGTACGCGGCGAGCATCTTCGGGTCGTTGTAATCGACTTCGGTTGACTCAAACCAGTCGGCAAGCCGCTTGGCGAAATCGGGATCCACTTCGGCGTAGGTGTCCTCGATGCGCTGCTCAGGCTCGATGCCGCGCTCTTCCATGAACGCATTGCGGATGCTGCGGACATCGTCGTTCGCCTCGCGGCGTCCGGGGCGCTCGCGGACGGACATGCGGATCTCCTCCTCGGGATCCTGCATGAATGTGCGTGCGCGCTCGATGCGGGAGACCGTTCCGAGATCGACAGGCTCGGACGGCGTCTCGCCGCGCATGATCGCCATCGCGTTCTGCGCGTTGCGCTGCCGACGGGCCGAAGCCTCAAGGTCAGGCGCAGCCCGTTCGACGCCGCCAGCCAACTGCGGAGCAGGCTCGGCAGGAGCGACATCACGCATGGCCTCGGGAATGCGGCGCGCTGTCGGCGACTGCATCTGCGGGCGAGTGACCCCGCTGCTCGGAGCCAACTGGGCGGAAGTCTGCGTGAGAAGCGGTGCAATCTGCGTCAGCATCCCGATGGCGTTCGCCAACATGCTGTCGCGCTGCTCGGGAGGCGCGTTCTGCGCTTCCTGAACGGCGGAGATCGCCTGTTCGATCTGCTGGCGCTTGTCTTCGTCGCCTCCGATGGTGTTGATGCCAATCGGAGCCTTCGGTTCGCGCAGAGAAGGAGAAACAGCCGTCGATGGTGCTGCGGACGGCGTGGAAGCAGGCGCAGCGCCTGCGGGCTGACCACCGCGAAGAGCCTGACGAGCCTGATCTCTGCGGGCTGCCGTCTCCAAGTCCTTTCGCACCGATTCGGAGACGGTGTCGCTGAACTTGCGGTGGATCTTGGTCTCCTCTTCGCGGACATTGTCGAGACGCTGGCGCAACTCGTAGAGCGCCTGCTGCGCCTCGGGTCCGACGAAGCCGTTCTTGACGAGCGCGTTCGCCATCCACGCCGAGAACCGACGGAACGACTTCTCCTGCGAGTCTCGATAGATCCCTTCCCACTCGGCGGCCTTGGTCATCGTCTGACCGAAGGCTCGGTTGGAGGTTGTCGTGACGCTTTCTTCCGAGAAGGTGCGGACCTCGGACAGAGCGGATCCAACCGTGCCAATGGGCTGTCCCTGCGCATCGACACGAGATCCAGCAACCATCTGCTGCTGCTCGGGAGTCGCGACGCCCTGCCTAACTGCCTGCGCTGCCTCGTAGAGACCACGGTAGTAGGCGATGATCTTTGCATCGCTCTGCCCAGCGAACTTGTTCTCAAACAATCGCCGCATGTACTGCGCTCCGCCACGCATGGCGTAGGCAGGATCCAACTGGAGCAGTTTCGCGAAGTACAGAGCGCCGTTCTTCGAACGAGACAGCGTGCGGTGCCGCATCTCGTGAAGCGCAATGGCAAACGCGCTGCGCGATGTCATTGCTGTGCCGTTCTCGCGCATCAGGAAGATCCCGTCAGGTGAAACCTGCGGGAGATAGACGCCATCCATGCGCACGGGCTTCTCGACCGTCTTGACCGATCCATCCTTCTGCTTGATTGAGAACACGATCTTGCCGTCGAGGACGGTCGCATTTGCGTCCGTCATCTTGGAGAGGTTGCGTTCTCCGTCAGACAGGTCTTGGTCGGCAACACGAGACATCGTGACCGTGACGGTCACATCTCCATTTGTAGCGTCGCCGATTTCCTCTGCTGTGAGGTAGGGTGATGTGAATGCATCCGAAGCCTTTGCCCTGCGCTTCGACTTGCTCCCCTTTGCGTCTCGTTCGATGTCCATACGAAGAGCGCGAACACCTCGGTTCGTGTCCCTCTTCGTGGGAGCCTGACGCTCGCGCTGCGGAAGACCGAGTTGCACGGCGTCGGCATCCTGAACGCGACGCACGGAGTCGTTGATGTCGGAATAGGTCTCGGATGTCTCGTGATTGACAGCCGACACAGTAAGACCGTTCTGAGCCGCGTATGCAGCGATCGATGGCGCGGCTGCGTGCATCTGCGTCGGATCGGAATACGGCATGATCTCGACAACACGGCCGCCAGCGTCCTTCAGGACAACTGCTCCCATCATCAACTGGCCGTCGTTGCGCAGCGGGTTTCCGCCAAGGGCTTGGAAATCGCCAGCATTGATCATGTCCATGACCTGAGCGACATCTCCATTGGCCGCGAACACCTTCTTGCCATCGATCGTCCCGATTGGCTTTTCCGAGATACCGAGTGCGCGCATCCGCTCACGAACCTCGGGCGTCAGCGTCGTGTCGATGTCGGCGGGGTCGATGACCATCACGCCTCGATTGCCCGCGCTCAACTGCTCGACATGGTGCATCGCCATCGCGCTGCTGCGCGTAGGAACGACGCTGCGTCGGAAGTTCTCAAGAGCGCGCTGTCTCTGCGTCGCCTTTGCCTTCGGAGATGGAGCGATCTGTTCTGCCGCATCCGTCTTCTGACCCTCAATGATGCTTTCGGTGACGAACGCGGTTCCCTTGCGGGCCTCTGCCGCAACCTCGCGCGCCTCCCTGCGTCGCTTGAATGCAGTCGGGCTGGCGACATACGCGCCGCCGCCCATGATCATGCCCGAGTACGCGCCAACCTTGGCGGAGTGCAGGCTGTTCTCGCTGAACAGCGCGCGGTCGATGGATCCTTCCCAGTACGAATCGTCGGGGGTGAACAGTTCAGATGCAAGATCCTGAGCCTGCTCTCCGATGTGAGGAACGAACTCTTCCGCGCCCTCTGTCACGCCCGGGACCACGACTCCAACGCCGAGTCTCTTGGCTGTTCCAAGAGGCCCACGGGTTCTTGCAAGGCTGTCCTGCAAGGTGTCGATGAATGTCACGAACCTAGACCCACCCCAGCGTCCAAGCCTTCCTCCTCCAGCGAGTTTGATCGCTCCAGCCTGAACGGTGTCACCGACAAACTCTGATCCGACCTCAAAGGCTGCGCCGATGCCGCCCCATGTTTCGAACTCCCCAGTCGATGGCATCGGAGGCGGAGCGATTTTGAGATACTCCGCCATCTGAGCCTGCTCTCGCCAAATGTCGTAGCGAGCCATCTTCGCATCTCCGTATCCCGAGAATGCGAATGGCACCATTGCTACCGCACGCAACGCTGGATTCGGCGCAAGCATCGACGGACCTGACATTGGCATCGACCCAATCGCCGAACCGATGTTGCCCGCTTCGCTGACAATCATTTCGCCGACTGCGCCACCCGGAGTTCCAAACCGCTCGCTTGGAAGCACAGGCTCGCCCGGAGGACCAGCGAGTTCCTCTGCGACATTTCCCAACTCAAACGGCGTGGACAAATACCGCGCGAACTCTGATCCAGTCTGCTGCGCCTCCATCATGCCAGCGAAGTGCTGCATCTTCTGTTCGTCTGTGATCGGTCCTTCCTGCCACATCTTTCCGCCATAGCCGTACATGTCCCACGCCGACCAAGCGCCAGCCGTAGCCATGCCGACGGAGCCTTCGAACGAGACAAGCGCGCTTCCCAGCATCTCTTGGAAAGACGCAGGGACAACTCCGCGCTTGTTCTTGTTGTAATCGGCCCAAGTGGTAGGCGTCATACCCTTGGTGAACTGATCGGCAGCGAGCCGAGCGTAGGTCTCGATGTCATCGTCAGCCGTGACATACGGAGACCCGATCAACTTGATGTCATCTTCGTTGGTGATCACCTCGATGCCCGGGACTCCCATCTCGGACAGGTTCTTCATCGCCTTGTTGTACGCAGCGTTCCACGCGCTGTCTTCGGCTCGACTCAGCGCAGACTGCATCATCTCCGTCGCTTCGGGAGATGACATCTTGATTCCCTGCGCAGCCATGCGTTCACGGGCCTTTGCGGCCTCGCGAGCGCGAATGCGATCGATCTGCGTCTGCGTCTGCGTGTTCATCTGCGTCATTGGTTACGATCCAAAGTCGATGTCTTCGTCGTTCGTGGCAGACTGATTGCCGCTGGAACCATTCGATCCCTGCGCTCCCTGCTCAAGCATGTTCGGGTTGTACACCAACTTGTTCGCGAGTACAGCCTGATTGAGCATCATGTCGATGGCGCGCGGATCCGACCTGTCCCACTTGAGTGCGACGCTCGCCCATTGATCGAGTTCAAGCAGGTAGGTTCGGAACTTCGCGACATCGTTGGGATTGACGGGTCGGCCGGGGACGAAGTCCGAGTAGACGGGCGTGTCAACCCAGTCAACCTTGGTCGGCCACAGGTCGCTGTACGCGGCGAGATGACGAAGCAGATCGAACCGCGACAAGTCGCTCGTGTCTCCGCCATCCATGCCAAGCATCATGTCGAACAACCCGATCGGCTTTCCGTTGACCGACGGATCAGACTTCATGCCCTTCGGAGGGAACATCGCATCGATGTTGCTGATCGCGTATGCCGTCTTCCGCTTGCGAGGATCCTTGTCCTTCGCCAACGCTTCGGAACGCTGCCGAGCAGCGGATGACTTGCCCATGATCGGATCGCCCATCTCGTCCGTACCAATCTGCATTTCGAACTCGCGGTTGAGTCGAGACATCTCGACTCCGACGGCGTTGTCCTGCACGAGCGTGGACAGCCGACCGATCTGCTCGCGGCCGTTGTCCTTCGACATGCTGACAAGCAGTTGCTTTGTCTCCTGCATCGCAGCGGCTGGGTCGAGATCGGCGATCGTCATCAGCAACTGACCGAGTTGCGGAGGGACGCTAGGAGCAGAGGCAAGGATGCGGGAGATCCCGTCCTTAGCCTTGCGCTTGTCGTGTTCGAACTCCATGCGCATCCTGACCTCGGCGCGGGTCTTGTTGCGCTGGGTGAGCAAGGTCATCCATTGCTCATGCCTGATCGGGACATTCGCGCCGTTGATGGTGATCGCAGGCGTTCCGTCCTCAAAGAAGCCGAGGTCGAAGGTCTCCATGCCGACTGGATCGCCATCGGCAATGCCGCGCATCGTCAATGTGAAGTCATTGACATCGCTGGCTCGTCCGCGCATGTCGCGCTCGTTTGCAATGCCCTGAGCGGGCGGCTGTGACGGTGCCATTGCTGAAGCAGAAGGACTGACATTTGGCACCATTTCCTCTGCGGCTTCGGCAAAGCCTTGAGCAGAAGAACTGATTCTCGGAATCATTTCTTCCACACCTTCGGTAGATGTGGATCGTGGCAAATACGATCCGCCAGCAACTTTCTCGGGTGCGGTTGGTTCCATGACGCCGTTGGGATCAATAGGCATAGTCGCGTCCACCTTCCCCGAAGAGCGGAGTGTCCTGATCCTTGTCCTCGATGGCCTTGACCATGCGCCCATCCTGAGTGCGCATCATGCCGCGCGCACGAGATTGCGGCTTGTCCTGCGGCATCGAGTATCCCGATCCACGACGGATGCCACGGGATTCGAACTCGGGAACCGTCTCCTCATACGGATTGATCGGTGCCTTGCCGGAGAATCGCGGAGCGCCACCACCCATCGCTCCCGCGAACCACTCGGAGAATGCCTTGTTCGTAGCAGCCTTCTTGTTTCGGTCGCGCGTGTTGAGACCACGGTCGATTCCGACCACATCCATACTCGCGTACCAATCGCGCTCCGCCTCGCGCTGCTTCTGCTGCAACTCAAGGGTGCGCTTCATCTGTCGGTCGGCTGCGCGCTCGCGTCCTTCTTCTGCACGCCGTTCCGATTCCAGTTGGCTCTTCTCCGCGCGTTCTTCGGCGCGCAACTGCTTGCGCTCGATCTCGGCGAGATCCTCAAGCCGTTCCGAACGCTGACGCCGCTGCGCATCAAACGCCATCTCGGTGCCGATGGTCGCTTCCATCGCCGCGCCTGCGCCCGCGAACGGGTTGTTCGGGTCGTAGGCTTGGAAGCCCCGGCCGATGCCCATGCCGATGGCCTGAAGACGCTCGCGTGTGAAGAAGTTCTCGTTCTCAGTAGGCATGTCAGAACCTCGGTCCCGAAACAGGGAACCCTTGCGCATTCCATCCACCCGTTCCGTACTGCTGATAATGGCTGTAGTACTGCGACGGCGACATTCCGCCTGACTGCATACTTTGGCTGGCCCAGTTTCCGCCAGCGCCAGCAGCAGCGCCTGCCGCTGGTGCAGCCATGCCGCTGAGTCCAGCACCAAACACAGCACCACCAATGGAACCTAGAGCGGATCCAAATGCGCTCACACCAGCGCCAGCAAGATTCGCAGCCTGACCGCCGAACTGGTATCCGACATTGAGACCCTGCTGGTACAGGTTGAACTGCTGTCCAAGACCCTGCGTCTGCATGTTCGCGATGTTTCCGCTGTAGGTTTGATACATGTTCGACAGGTTTGTCGCCATGCTCTGCTGGATACCCGACAGACCCTGACCCATCTGAGCGGACAGAGTAGACATGCCTTGAGCGCGCTGCGCCTCAAGCGCGGACAACTGGCCCGCGTACTGCTCGCGGATCACGCCCTCGCGGAGAGCGCCCTGAGATCCGATGTTCTGAACGCGCTGTTGCCCGAATGTGGTCTGTCCAAGGCCCGTGAAGGCGTTGCTCGCTGTCTGCGCTGCCTCCTGCCTCCGGGTCTCCTGACGGGTGGCCTCGATCGTCGATTCGCGACCGATGCGCATTTCACCAAGAGCGCGATCCATGCCCTGACCGTATTCGGTACGAGCCTGATCAAAGTAGCGGGTGAACGACTGCTCGGCACGCTGCATCTCCGTGCGGTAGAGCGACATGTTCTGCTCACGCTCTTGCGAGTACTGCTGCATGATCGGGCCGAACAGGTCGCGATACTCGTCTCCAAGTTCGCGAAAGTCTTCGATCGCCATTGCCTGCATACCAAGCAATGCCTTGCGACGCTGTCGCTGGCCGATCGCGCCCATTGCTGCACCGCCAAGCAGCATGGCTCCGCCAATAATCAGGGGTATTGCCATTACGGATCACCTCGGCTCTTGCCGACTTGAGACACGATCACGGACATTCTTTCGATGGACCAAGGCTTTCCGTCGGACGCGATCGTGATGTACATCGCCTCGCCACGGATGCGGCACTTCTTTGCTGTGTTTCGGCCTGCAACAAGCGTGCCGATTTCCTGAACCTCGGCCTCGGGGAAAGACGCGCCCGAGACATCGGCGTTGTCCTTATCATCGGGAGAGACGGGGTTCTGCGTCATGGTGATCATCGCACCATCGGGGCTGCCCGGATCGTCCGTGATCTGCTCGTACTCGTTCACGAGCGTCACAGAGTCCTCGATGATCCATTGCGTTCCGTCCCAGTTGATGACCCAGTTGCCGGGACCGTTGTAGACGCGGGTCGTTCCCGAAGCAAACGGATCGTCCTGCGTGTACTGCCCGAACGGGCGGACAGCGAAACGGCCGTCGATGTTGTTTGGTGATGGAGTTGCGATCGTTCCTCCGTCATACAGCGGAGTAGGACCAGCGCCGCTGGCGTCTCCTCCGTCGATGACGAGCGGATTGAGGTTGATCACGAACAGGCTGTCCGTCTGCAAGCCCAGCGCGGTCTGAGCCGTATCTCCCTTGGTCACGCTGACGATCGGAGACTGGCTCAGGTCGTTGAAGTCGTTCGGAACCTCGTACTGGTCATCGCCGAGATCGATCCTGACCTCGTTCAGCATCACCCTGTACGGCAACTGACCGATGACGGGTCCGACCGTGAGGCTGCTGCGGACGAACTGCCTGCGCTGGTCCTCGTCGGTCATCTCCGCATCCCAACCGTCCACTCCAATGGGAAATGATCGGTCGATGATCGAGATCGACTGCGATCCACCAAGGAACAAACGGCCTGACTTGGTGCGTGAAGTTCCTACATAAGAGGCTGATGTTGGTGCATAGATGTTCGGATCAGAAAACCGCTGCGGCCAAAACGAGTCCGTCTTGAGGTCGTAGTACAGGTGCAGGCTGGCATTCTCGACACCGCTGACCGACAGGAAGATCCACACGCCTTCTCGGTCAGGGTCGTAGCAGAGACACGGAAACACATCTCCGGCGTTTACGCTTCCTGTAAGCGATGACGCTGCGGTGCCGAGTTCAACCTTCTCGGCGGTGGATTCATCAGTCAGTCCACCTTCGGGTGTCTGCGTCTTCGAAGTCGCTCCGCTTGCGCTTCCCTGTTCCGTCGTAAGCGAGCGAAGGGTTCCACCCGCAAGGGAACTGGTTCCGCCGATGGCTGGAGTCCCGAAATCCAAGCGCATAAAGAACGAATCGAGCCGTCCCGCGCTCACGCGGTTTCCGCGATTGAAGTTGAAGTCGTTCGCGTTGATGAAGTACAGGCCGTCGTTCGCAAGGATGAACGCGCCCTTCTCCTGCGACTGGCAGTAGGCGCGCTGCCCTGCGATACCAATCGACTTTGTCAGGCTGACCAGCGCGACCTGTTCTTCGAAGATCGGATCCGTAGTGAGGAACGAGAATGAGTTGGTGCAGGCGAACATCAGTCCACTCTGCGCGAATGGGAAGATCGCGACGATCGGATCGCCGAGCGTTCCATATGCCGTGCTGACCGTGCCGCCGATGCCGCTCATCGCTCCGATAAAATCGGTCCCACTCCACCCGTCATCGGATGCGCCAGTAGCAGCCACCTTGTCAGGCGCGCAGGCAAACCACACATTCGGGGTCTTCTTGTAGCCCGACAGAACGACCCGTGCGCCCCATCGACAGATCAGGGTTGCCCGATTTCCAGCAGGGCTGACCGTGGGATCCGTGTGGTACGGACCCTTGTGCGTTCCAACCAAATCTCCCCAAACGGACACGCCAGTCGTGGTGTCGGTGAGCAGCACCTTCGTGTAGTTCGTGCCATCGACGAAATAGAAGTACTCGTTGAACTGGACTCCCTCGACGAGTCCAGTCGTGTTGAGTTTCTCCGTCGTTTGGCCGGGAAACACCGTCGCCGTAGCGGTCAGGTTCGACCGTGGATCGGCGTAGTAGATTTTTCCCGCGCGCACGAAGATGATCTTCTCGACAAGGGATCCGCCGATGTAGGCGCGAAATGTCCCCATGAACTGCACGCCGCCGAGGTTGTACAACTGCGTGCCGTTGCGCGTGCTGATCCGCGTGCGACCGTTCCAAACATCCGACGGCATCATGTTCAGGCACGACGGCGTCATGCCCTGCGGAACCGCGCTGAACTGCGCCTGCTCCGTGAAGCCCTTGAAAGGAAGTTGGACGGGGATGTGGGTCATCACGATCTACGGACAGCGACCATGATGATGGCCGTGCAGTCAACCGCTCCTACAGATGGTGCTGTGGAGTTGCTGAATGTCCTGCACCACGAGTTGCCGACATTTCCCGTTCCTACATTGTATCCGATGATGACTCCGTCCCATCTAGATCCAGCGTAAGCGCCATTGGGAGTCGCGGTTGCAGTTCCACCTCCGCCATTGATTCCCGAGATCGCCCATGTCGATCCACCGGGTGCGGTCAATGTCGTGCCGTTGTCGAGATTGGTCGCCTCGATGAACGCGAGATGGGAAAGCAGCGTCTGCCAGTTGAGCGCGTCGGTGAGTTGAGTTGGGTTTGCCACATCGATGATGCGGAAGTTGTTCATGTCCAACCGCTCATTCAGGGTCGCGCCCTTCCTGAAGATTGCAGCAAGAACATCAGCCGCACCGTTGTCAACAACCAACTGATCGGCACCTCCGGCGGCAAGCGCAACCTTGTCGGCTGCCGGGAAATAGATACCCGTGTTGGTATCGCCAGTAGTAGTGATGATCGGAGCCGAAACCGTTCCAGCCTGCACCGTGACGATGTCGGCGTTGGCGTTTCCGAGCGTGGTCGTGCCATTGACCGTGACATTGCCCGTCAGCGTCGAGTTCCCATCAACGGTCAGTCCGGTAGCCGTGTCCTTGAGCGTGATGCTCTTGGCAACGACATCGACGCCCTCGGTCGCGCTGACACCCCAAATGTTCTGCGGAGTCCAAGCCCTGTATGCGGTGTCGTAGATGCGTGTGAACGACTTCTGCGGCTGTGTTCCATCTCCGTCGGTCCACAGATGCTGAAGCACGACGGCACCGAACGCGAGGACAAGCATGTTGATGCCGCCGTCCGCCGCCTTGATGTCGATCGGAGCGGCGGGAACTGTTCCCGATGTGATTGACGCGATGCCAGCCCATCGGTACACGCCGGGAACGCGAAGGGACGAGTCATCGATGTTTGCGTTCGGGGATGAGAAGTAGGGCAGCGTGCCTCCGAGCCACGGAAGCGCCGTCCAGTTGCTCGACCCATCGCCGATCTTGATCTGCTTCAGCGTGGTGTCGAGGCCGATCTCGCCGACATCAAGGGTCGGAGGGGTGCCAGCATTCCAGTTCGTGGTCGTGTCGCGTCGGACTTGGATCTTCGCGGTCATTGTTCACCTTCCTCGACGAACCTCGGAGGCACGATGTACATGCCTTCAGGCAACTCGATGCTGTTGGCGGACAGGGTCCATTGACCGTCAACCAGCATCCACACCCGTCCCTTGATCCCCGGACCCAGTCGAATCGGGCTTTGATCGGGGATGAACACCGCCCTGCTTCCGCAGCCACTTGCGAATGCGAGCGCCGCCACGACGAAGACGATCACGATCCACATCAGCATCGACCGCCACGGAGCCACGCTCCATGCGACGCTCAAGGTACGACAGGAGGCCGAGGACGATCTGCGCGATGACTCGGTCGAACATGGCATCACTTCGCCCCAGCCTGCTCGCTGCTGACCTTGTTGTCGCGCGCGAAGATCAGGCCGAATCCAGCGATGCACGCGGCAACCACGGCAGTCCAGTCGGCGACGGTCGCTGGGTCGTTGTCGAAGGTCGCAGACAGCGCGCCACCAATGGCGACGAGAATGGCACCGATACCTGCAACCGTGGTGCGCCAAGACGGGATGAACTCGGTCATTACTTGCTCCTTTCAAGTCGATCCAGCCGTGCGGCCAGTTCGCGCAGACGCTCTGCGGTCTGCTGATCCGTGAGGTTGAAGCCGACCTGCGCCTTCGCGAGGTCGGAGACGATGCTGCTGAGTTCCTTGACCTGCTCGCTGGTCGTAGCCAACTGCTGATCCTTGCGGCCCATGTACATCAGCACCGTTCCGATGCCAATGCAGATCGCGACGAACTGCGCCCATGAGGCGATCAACTGCGAGTTTTTCTTCCCATCATCGGTCATTGCACGAATCCCCTGCGGTATCGAACTGGGTCGGAGACAAACGCCCCTGAACGGACGGGGTTCAGGCGACCGTAGTCTCTCTGTGCAATGCCATCCTTGATGGCGGCCGCGTTCCAAATCGGGCCGTTGTCGATCTCGATCAGCCGTGCCGCGAGACCCTCGTCTTCGTAGGCGACCGCGAACGCGCGGCAGTAGGCGATCAGAAGAGCCTCGACATACGGAGGAACGGGGATGTTGTAGGTGTCGGGGGTTACCGCATTCGTCTCGCCCGAGACGGCCGTCCAACCTGCGCGGTAGCGCATGATGATCGCGTCGGTCGATGTCGCCTGCGGGGTGGGGTAGATATCGAGCCGTGGGGCAGGGAACGCCGTTCCAGCCACGAGTGGGGTCACATCGTCCGACTGCGCCCACGGTCGGGAGAGGGCCGCGTAGTACACGCTGTCGAGCAGCGCGGGAGCCATGCTGTTGCGGAACAGTTCGATCTGCTCGGGGCTGGTCAACTCGACGCGCCAACCAAGTCCAGCCTTGGTCACGAGAGAAACGATCTCCTCGGCGTCACCGGGCATCGCGGCCCAGTTCTGATTGGCGATCAGCGAGACAGGGCGGCCCGTGCGCTCGCGGAACCGCCATTGCTTGGAGAACAGGTAGTTCCCAGCCTGATTGACGATCTCGGCGATGCGCTGATTCTGCGTGACACCGCTGACGATCGACGGCTGGCCGCCGAGCGCGAGGAGAATGTGCTGCTTGAGGCCACCGTAGGTAAGCATGGAAGCGGGGTGCCGTGGTTTCCCACGGCACCCCGAGAAGAGTTGTCAGATCAGGCCACGCCGCTTCCGAACAGAGAGAAGCCGCAGATCAGAACCTTGATCGTCGCCGCACCCGATGCATTCGTACCCATCGCGAGTGCGATGGGCGCGCTGCTGTTGACGGATGCGGTACTCGGAGCGGGTTCAAGGATCGCCGCTCCAGCGATCATGGTGGTGACGCCAGCGGTGGTGGTTCCGCTGATCTTGGCATCAACAAGGCCCGAAACACAGACCTTGCAACGCTGACCAGCGGTCGCAGCCTGCGTGACCACGGCCCAAATGCCGCCCTTCTCGGTGGTCGAGGAGGAACCTGCGACCGCCTTGATCACGACATTGAACGGGTTGGTCTTGTTGTCGGGATCGTTGAGCGCCGTGAGGTTGGTGTAGGTGCTGGTGTCGGCGAGATCGAACTTGACGAGGTCGCCGACAGCGACATCGACAGCAGCGATGGGCTGGACAACGATCTGATCGGCGGTGAGAGCGCCGAGGTTTCCTGTTGGAACGAGAATGCCGGGAATCATGTGTGTGTCCCTCCTTCGGGATCAGGTGAGATTGATCGGAGCGACAACGCCGTGACGCTGGCGGCTGTTGCAGAACAGGTTCGACCAGCAGTCCACGGGCTGGACATAGGTGAACGGCTGGTTCGGGTGACGGAGAACCTCGTGCTGCTTGAAGTAGCGGCGCGCGTGGAAGATCGGCGTGAGGTAGTTGCCGTTCACGAAGAAGTAGCGCGGAGCCTTGACGATGGTGTTCGTACCGTCCTCGGTACCGAAACCCGTGAACGCTCCAGCGGCAGCCGTCACGCCGTTGTAGCCAGTTGCGCTCTGAGTCACGGCGGCGCTGTGAGCAGGGAAGATCGCCGCGTTGTCGAGGTCCGAGCAGTAGGTGACATCGACGCCAGCGTATGCAGGGCTGTTGTAGGAAGCGTCCTGATACGAGACGAGGGTGTCGTTGCTGAGGCGGAGCGCGTTGCGGTAGTTCTGAACGCCCTGTCGGCTGGTGAGGATCATCTGCCGATTGAGGTTGTCGTTCTCAAAGTACTGCTGGCGAGTCGCCGGAGCCTCGTACTTCAGACGCATGAACATGACATCCATCGCGTTGAAGAGATTGCCGACCTGATGGGTGGTGGCGACCGCACCCGACGGACCCTGCTGCGAGTAGACGGTGTTGTTGGTCAGCGACTGGGCCGTGACCTTGCCCCAGTCAGGACCGAGAGGCGTCAGCGCATCGGTCTTGCAGTTGTACAGTTCCACGACATTGGACCAGCGGTTCTCCGTGAACGGAGAGATGCGCATGACCGTGTGGGCCGTGTTGGTGCTGGCCGTGTACGGAGCAGTACCACGACGGCCGAGAGCGCCGCCGAACTGCGTGGAGACCTCGCTGATGAAGTACGGAAGCGAGTACGGCAACTTGCCGCTCTCGTCCTCCATGCCCGTGACGGACGGGACAGCCCACAGATCCTCTTCGAATCCGTTGAGCATCGAGGTCCACATCCGCTGCTCCTTGATGCGCTTCAGCCGCTTGTAGGCGACCTTGGTGCTGGCAGCGGTCTCGCCCGTGTTGAGTTCGACCTCAGCGTCGGTCCACGACATGTGGTCGATGTGGAAGCGCCACGGCGCGCGCACATAGTCGGTGACCTGCGGGTTGCGCCACACGAAGGTGTCGTTCGGCTGGTAGTGGTCGTAGGTGCGCGAGTCATCGAACATGATGACATCGCGGATCTCGGTACCACCCTGAATGGTCTGCTCGCGGGTCTTGCCCTTCAGGAGGCGGCTGAAGGCGTAGGTGTTCTTGACGGCCTCGTTGATGACCGCGTCGGCGCTCGTCAGATACGACGGGCCAGTCGAGGTCATAAAGTCGTTGAAGGTCTGAATCGAAGGCATGATGCCCTCCTTGGGTTAGCGTGAGATGACTCGGAGCGCGTCCGCGCGCGATCCGCCCGAGAGCAGGATGTCGAGAACGGCGTCCTCCCGATCGATTTCACGAGTCGCCCGCGTCGGCTGCTTGCCGACGGTGGGACGCGCGAAGTTCCTCGGATCGGAACGCTTCGGCTCGCCTGACCTCATGCGGAATGCTTCTTGGACGATGTCCGAGATGGATTCGAACTGACCGGGATTCTCGCGCCCGATCTGCGCTGCCACCTTTGTGATCTCGTCGATGGACGGGGCGTCTTTCCCGTACATCGGCGCGAGACGCTCGTAGGCGCTGCGAGTCTCGTACTTGACCTCCATCGCGCGCGCCTTCTCGTCGAACTCGGCGCGAAGTCGGTCGGTGATCGTGCGGAGCGGCTTGGCGGCCTCGTCGCCGAAGATGTCCCCGAACACCGACAGCGGATCGGCATCAGCCTCTCCGTCATCGGTAGCGGCGGACGCCTTCGGGGTCTCCGACTTGTCCGCTGGGGTCTTCTTGGACTCGGCCACCTTGGCTCCGAACGCATCCACATCCGCCTGCCTCTTCGCCGCCTTCAAGCCCCAGTCCTTCACCTTGGAAGGATCCGACTTGATGGAGTCGATGATCTCGGCGGGAACGCCATCGCGCTGCAAAGCCTTCAGCGCCCGATCGAAGTCGGGGTCATTCGCTGGAGCAGTCGGTTCAGGCGTGCGAACAGCCTGCCGTGGAGCAGGCTCGTCGATCCCGAGGAGGCGGTCCAGCACAGCGTCTTCGCTGACGGAGTTGTCCGCCTCAATGGCGGCTTCCGCAGCGAGTTGCTGCATGGGATTGATGGCCTCATCGGCTGGCTTGATCTGTGCTTCGGGTTCTGACATCGATCAGTCCTTCTCAAATCCGTGCCGCGCCATGATTTCGCGTTCATGGCGCTTCGACATGATGACGGGCTTTCCCTGCTTGTTCGTCTTGCATCCCTCCAGCCTGCGCGGAAGCGCCGTGCTGACATAGGGATACTGATGACGATTGGTACCCGGATCCACCTGCGGAGTGCTGGCGATACGGGTCAGAGTCCGCCCCTCGTGCGTGATAATACTGCCGATGGAAGGCGCGTCACGCATCAACATCGTGATTTCGACCACATTTCCATCGGAGTCGAGAAACTCGTACTTCATGTCACATCGCCCTGTTTGCGGCGGCCTGTAGGCCAGCCATGCTGCTTGCGGGGATCGGGCTTGGCTCGCCCATCGCGTTCATCGGAGGACCGCCTTGCGAACTGGGCATCGACCCAGCCTGTGCGGCCTGCGCCATCTGTGCCTGCTGCATCATCGCGTTCTGATCGATCATGTCGGCGAGGTGCGGCATGTTGAGAGCGTCGCCCACCACGGACAGGATCTCGCGCCACTTGATGAACGGCATCGCCATCATGCCCTGTGCCACACTTGTGGTGATCTGAAGAAGTTCCATCGCGCGCTTCTGCACGAGCGCCTCGGAGACGCGCTCCATGCTGTACGCATCGACGGCGATCTCAAGATCCTCCCAACCGGGCATTCTGACGCCACCCGTGAACTTGGGATCAGCCTCAAGCAACGCCTCGGCACCTTCGCGGCCGAGTGGGAATGCGACACGATCGTCGTGCCACATGTACCACAGAACTGACCGAGCGAGGTCATCGACAGACTCTTGGAACTGGCGCTTGAGGTGCGCCATGCGCATGGTCGCGCTCGACTCGGCGACGGCGACCTCGGTGGCGGTTGCCGAACCCGAGATGTTGCCTCGCATGGCGTCGTGGATGCCCGACACGCGGTCGAGGCGGTCCTGAGCGATCTGCGAATACTGCACCTGCTGCTGGGTGATGCCGCCGACCTCAAGGTTGACCACCTTGTCCTTGTCGAGCGACTCGGACAGGATGATGTAGTCGTGCGGACGGTCCTTGATGTCCTGCGCGAGTTTGGCGTTGCGCGCATCGACCATGACGAGCCGCTTGTAGGCGGCGGCGCTCGATCGAACGCTCGTCAGGTGGGCGTTGAGATCCTCGACCTGCGACTGGATCGCCATGAGCGGCGACAGCGGGTACGGATCATCGGGGACGGTGTAGACGCCGAACACGGTGTACGGACCCTGCCGTGGGCCGAAGTACGGGATCGGTCGGCGGATGTATCCGTCGTACTTGCTCGCCTTCGAACGGCCCTTGACGAAGGTGTAGATGGTGCCGTTCACCATGCCCGGGCCAGCGATCTCGTCGATCTCCTCGGCGAGCGACTGGTCTGCCTCGGGTACCCACACCTCGTAGACGGCGAGTTCCTTGCGGTCCTCGATGTCGCGCCCGTTGTCATCGCGCACCTCGTCGAGATCGGTACCCGACGGGATCGAAAGGATCGCATCGAGGTCGTAACTCTTGTCCTGCTCGGCGCGGGAGATCAGGTCGTTCTTGTCGATGGCGTAGCAATGCCCCATGAACCGCGCGTCCTCGATGTTGGTCGCGGCGGGATCCATGAAGAACCGCTCGGGAGAGATGCGGTAGACGCGGGGAAGATACGGCTCCTTCCCGTCCGTCTTCCTGACCTCGGGTCGAGGCTCACTCACGGTGAGCGCGACGCCGTAGGTGAAGAGCATGTCGGTCGCGACACGCTCAAGGGTGCGACGCAACTTGGTGATGCGGGACCACCTGTTGATCGCGATCTGAAGCCGCTTGCCGACCATGAGGTCGAGCATCGGGTTACCGAGTTTCACTCGGAACTTCGGGGTGTCGTGGATGATGCGGGGAAGCACCAACGACACATACTCGTGTCCGAAGTTCTCAGGATCGTCGATGTAAGGGTCCGAGCGGTCATCTCTGAACGCGGGACCGTGGTACTTCTCGACCATCGTCCGAAGCGACGACAGATGCGTGTCGCGGAATCGCTCCGCGCTCTCCACCTCGCGGCGGATCGAATCGAACGAAAGGTCAAGCATGTGTCATCTCACTTCTTTCCGCCACTCGGGAGGGAAGCCGTGCTGAGTCTTGCCGCCTGCGACGCGATGTACGCGGACTTCGCAGCCGCAGACGCTCGGGAACGCTTTGCAGTCGGATTGTTGCGAGCAGCACCGCCGTCTCCACCGTTCTTGCCACCGTTCTTCGCACCGCCTGTGCCGTAGCGCGACTTTGCCTTTGCCATCACTTGCCTCCGCGCTTGTTGCGCTTCTTGGAACAGCACGAGGACTGCGATCGCGCCGACTTGGCGAGACTGGTCTTCGGCTTGTTCTTGCGATGCATGGATTCGTGGGCCATGCGGTCCCGTTGTGAACTCACGACACCCATCACTTGCTCCTCTTCTTCGCGGCCTTCTTCGGCAGCGACTTGATGCTGGGAGTCTCCTTCGCCCACCTCTTCGCCGTCTTCGGCATGGTGGCGAACATGTACTTCTGCTGGGCCTTCGACTTGAACGGCATCAGCGTTGGAACCTTTCCTCGGTCATCATGTAGTCGGCGGTGAACGAGTTGTTGCGTCCACCGCCTCCTGACACACGGTCGCGAATCTCGATGTTCGGCATCGAGTAGGTTCCTGCTGCCGCTTCTGCCGCAATATCTCCTCCGACCCACTTCCAAACGCGGCGTCCATTCGCGAAGAACTCAAACTGCGTGGCGGCCTTCGTCGAGAGTACGCGGAGCGTCTGATACGACGAGACTGGAAGTCCCGTGTCGATCTCACGGATGATCGCATTGCCCACGGAAACAGCCGCACGCCAAGTGGTCTGCGTGTTGAGGTGGTAGAAGTACGCTCCAACCTGAACCGCCGTGTTTTGATTCAGGTTGTACCCGCATGTCACAATGCACGCTGCGGAAGGATGGACGCTCGTCTTCAATCGAGACTCCATCTCGTACTCTCCATTGCGGATGTCCCATGCTCGCGTGATGGCTGCGCCAGCCTGATCGGCCGTCTGATAGATGCCGATGCGCTGAAACAGACCCGCGCTCGTTCCAGTCGCGAGCGTGCATGTCACGGTCCCGAGTTCTTCGTTGTTGGAGTTTGAATAGACCTCGGTCGGAGTTCCGATGGCGTTGTTCGTCTTAGAGATGCCGAACGGCTTCGCGTCCGTGACGAAGTCCGTGAAGAAGGTCAGGTTTCCCTTGGGGATCCTGTCGGTGAATGTCTGTAGCAGGGTCATCGTGGTGCCTTCAACTTGACCAGCATGTAGTCGATCTCGGCAGACTGGGCCGCGAGGACGGATCCAGTCTGAAGTTTGTCGCGGACCTCGATGTGCGGTAGCAGGCCAGTCGTTGTGGGCAACTGCCCGTCGAAGATCGCGATCCTCTGACCGTTCGCCCACACCGTCGCCCTGTTTGCGTCGGCGTCGAGGAACACGCGGAAGTCGTGGAAGCCACTCTTCGAAAGATTGGTCTCGACGGAACGCTGCGTGACTCCGCCGATCACCAGCGCGGCCTTCCATGTCGCTTGGTCGCCGAAGGCGTAGAACCCGACGAAGTCGGCTGCGATCGACGGAGGAGCCACATCGTTCGGAAGTCCGATTCCAGCGGTCACGAGGATGTTCGCGCCCGATGAGACGGTTCGAAGACGCGCTTCGAAGTCGATCTCTCCACGGCCGACGCGGAAGTCTCGGGTCACGGTGCCTCCGCCAGTCGCGGCGACGGACGGATACACGCCGATGAACGGGTAGATCGCCGCAACGACATTGAGCGTACCCGTGCTTGTGAGCGTCATAATCCCGAGAGGCTGGTTCGCCTGCGTGGTGTCGGTGTTTCCGTTGGAGAAGGAAACGGTCCCGAGACCAGTAGTCGCCGCCGTGACCACGCCGAACGGCGCGGACTCCGAGACGAAGTCGCTGAACAAGCAGATGTCCTGCTTGCGGAACTGTTCCGTGAATGCCGTGAACATCGTCATCGCTTGCTCCTGTTGCTCGATCGCGAGGTCACGCGCAGGTTTGACCTGCGGTTGTCGCGTGGGTTTCCATTTCTGTGGTCAATGTCCTTGCCATCGCCCTTGCTGACGCGGCCTTCGCGCTCCGCAGCGCGGCGGACCTTGTTGCGGGACGCGCGGTCCCTCTTCGACGCGGTCGATGAGTGGAACTTCGCGTACTCGGCCTTGTAGTCACGGGGCATGGGCAGGCTCCTTGAAGCAGTCCCAGCCGCGCTCCTCCGCCGTCCTCCGCTGATCGTCAAACGACATGGCGCACACCTCCCGCCGCGCCGCATCGCGATCGTCCCTGTACAACTTCGCGTTTGCGTTCGCCTCGTCGCGCTCGGATCTAAGCGTTTCCACGCGCTGCCGAAGTTCCGTAAGCGTTTCGCGGCACTCGTCAGCGTTTCTCGCAAGTTCGGCGCGCAGCCGCTCGATCTCGTCGGCGGCTTCGTCCCACAGCAAGGCGTTGTAGTTTCCAACATACTGCTTTCGCAGCCGGGTCACGATGTCATCGGTCATCGTCCCATCTCCATGACGCCGAACTCCTTCGGCTTCTGCACGAGGTTCATCGGCTGGTCCTTGAAAGGCGACTTGCCCTGCGCGAGCATCTTGCGGGCGTGCGCGACGGCCTTGTCGATGATGTCCCCCGTGGGGAACTCCCCGTACTCCGACGCCTTCAGCACGGACATGATCTCGTTCTTGGAGAGTCCGGGGACGAGGACGGGTATGTCCATATCCTTGCCATCGATGTCGATGCCGATGGAGTACTCCGTGACATCGTCTCCATTGGAGTTCTTGTACGGTCCGAGCCATCCCATCCCCTTCTTGGATCCATCGGGACGGGTCTCGTTCGGATCGAGACGGGAAAGCATCGGTGGGATCTCGGCCATTCAGCACCCCCACCGCTTCCGGGCAGCCTTGCCGCGCTCGCCCTTCCACGAACTCGACCGAGCGCAGAACGACTTGTGGCGCGGGTTGTCCTTGTCCTTCGTCGGAGCCTTGAGGTTCGACCCCGTCGCGCGGTTGTACTTCGCGCGGCCCTTCGCCGTCAGGCCAGCGCCCTTCGACACAGGCAACTTCTCGCCGCGACCGACAGAGAGGTTGGG